CCACGACCGCCAGCCATCACGCGCCCCTCCGCGACGGCGCTTCGCCGGTAAACCATCCACGTTCGCCCCATCCGGCAAGATCGATGCTGTCGATAGCCTGTGCTTGAGTCTCGCTGTAGACCCTATAGAGGTTGACGGCAACGCGGCGCAGACATCCGCTAACCTTGGTTCGCAGGTCTTCTAGCAGATCGTCTGAAAAATGCAGCTTGGGATAGCTGGCCAGGGCCAAAGCACGCAGATCGTCGAGGGTAGCGCGCTGCGCGGGTACCCATTCCAGTACGCGGTTATGCAGGCGCTCCAACTTGGCCAAGCTGGCGGGCACGCGTTCTTCACCGATCAGAACGATGGTGCCTTCGCTGGCGTTGTAGATGTCAGTCAGAACATTGGCAACTGCCTTTTCGAGCAGATATTGCACGTCGTCAATCAGCAGAGGGCGACCGCTGCGGGACAATTGCTCGGAGACCTGGTCAACCATCACCGACAAGGTAGTGCCGGGTACGATGCCCATTTCGCGCAAGATGGCTTGGAGAAAGGCCTTCTTACTCCAGGTGTCGCGGCATTCCACGTAATAGGCACGATGCTGGTTTGCGGCGAAGGCGGCACCAACGCTTTTGCCCAGGCCGCTTGCGCCGTACATGACCACCACCCCAGGCAACCCTACCGGGCGATTATGGGTGCGGGAAATGGCAGCGGATAAGAGGCCGACGTTGGTCAAAGGTACTATCTTATTAACACTCATAATTCGACTCCTGGAGGTTTCGGGTTAAGCGCGGGCTTGGTCGGCGAAAGCAAACATCTGCTGAATCGACGTGAAGTCCGAGTGTTGCGGGTAACGTGAATGCCACTGGCTTTCTTCGGGCGTCAGCGATTCACCGCTGGTGAGGCGAGCGTCGAGTTGATGCCAGAATCGGTAGCGGGCGATAGGGTCGCCTGGTAGTTCGAAGGTTGGTGCCTGCGGTGCCGACAGCTGGGCAAATCGCTGGGCCTCGGCGAGTTGCTCAGGTGATAGGTCGTACTGGCTTGAATGGCCGGGGATGACGCGCATTTCAACGTCTTGCACGGTGATGGTTTTGGCTTTTTTAACCAGGCGGCTCAGTTGGCCGCGTTCGCGTTTGTCGCTTGCTTTTTCCAGCATGGTTTTCGGCATGGCCGGGCTGGCGTTGCCATCGAGCAGCGCTTCGCCGATCAGATCGCCCTCAAGCGAGTGGACCCAAACACGGCTAGCGTCACGGAAGTCATAGGCGACGCGGACCTGTTCCCCATGGAAACCGTCCAGGTCTTTGAGAAAGTAGGTGCCGCTGTTCCATTGCACCTGGCAACGATGGACCGTGCGTTCAACTTGAGGTCGGGTCAGGCTTTCAACGATGTCGGCACTCGCTAACAACGGCTCCCAGCCTTCGGCCTCTGCTGCTTTCCAGGCTTCCATGGGGCTTTGATGGCGCTTACGCATGGTCTGGAGGTCACGAAACCTCGGCAACCCACGGTGTGGGCGACGGTTGTAGTCGTCGAGCGCTTGTTGCAATGCAGCAAAGAACACCGAAAATTCCGGCACGACCGTTGGCGCCATGCCCAGTGCAAGCTGTTTGCGGGAGAGTTTGTGGGTTTTGGTGGCGGCCTCTTTATCCATGTCGGCGCCGATGTAGCTGTCGAAGGTTTTTGCGAGCCTGACCAGGATGGTTTTGTGAGGTCGCTCGATCACGCCACGCGCCTGAGAGTTGTAGGGCAGGGAGTGCGTAATGGTGCCGCCCAGGCGGTCGTTTACTTCGTAGACAACAGCGTTGTCAAAGCCGCTGCCGTTGTCGACGTAGAACACTTTGTACATGCCGCACCGACTTACACCGTCGCGCAAGGTATCCAATGTGGCCAAAGTCGACTCGGCCAAGTTGACCGAGAAGCCGACGATGCGTCGAGTCCCCCAGTCAATGACCATGGTGATTTCAGGGCGGAAGATTTGACCTGTCAGTGGGTTCATGACTTCCGCGTCAAAGGTGTGACCGTCGGCCACCCATACGTCATTTGGCCAGAGCATGTCGGCCTGGCGACGGTTATAGGCTTTCAGAGCATTCAGTTCGTGTGGCCCCATGCGGCCACGTTCACGGACTGACGGACTGAGCTTTTTCAGCCAGCGGCGCACGGCATGAATACTGGGGCAAACGCTGGACTGGGTGCCCTGGTGTACCTGCTTGAACTGTTCGTATGCTGCCTCGACACTCGGCTTTTGCGGACGCTGGTAGTGCTTGAGGAATTCCTCCGCCCAGGTTGGAACGCTCATGTCTTTTTGACGGCGGGCGGGGGCCAGGCCTATTTCTCCATGGGCGCGGTAGTCGGCCAACCAACGCTTGAGCGTGCGCTCCGACAGCGTGCGGTCTTCTGTCTTGCGGTCGTTGGCGCGGATGACTCGGTCATTCAGGTAGGGGCTGAGGCCGCCGCTTTTCGCCAGTTCGACCAAGGTTGATATAGCGCGGTTTTGGCTTACGACCTTGCTCATGCGTTCGATTTCACGCACGAATGAAAGACGGGCGCTCATCACAGAAGACTGTGAATCGTTCAAGCGTGAAGGCCTTTCTAAGCCGGGTCCTGTATTAATTACATGTTGCTGAATGATGTGTTCCGGGCTTTCGTTGATGACAGCTGAGGCTATTAGGGCCGACTGCGTCAGCTTCGGAAGCATTGAAAAGGCATATTCGCGGCCGCCACCTTGGCCGAGACGTAGTTGACACTCCCAGCGTTCACGCCTAGCGCGGTGGTTGATGCCCTGAACCGTTCCAGGCAGCCCCGGCAGGCCTATAAGCTCCTGAGCTGAATACCAATTACGCATGGTTGTTGCCCTCTGCTCTCGACGCTCGTCGAACACAAGAAGCAATACCTGAGCAATGCTGAATGTCAGGCACCCGGGCAATACGATTGGCACGCTCCATTGTTTGAAGCGTTTGCCGTTTTTGTGCTTTATATCCTGAGGTAGGGAGACCAACGTTCATTTTGGCTCTCCGAGCATGCGCTTCAGCTCTCTGGCCTTACGGGTAGCATCGGCGGCTACGCGTTCCCAACGACCTAACTCGGTATCCAACGCTTCGCGACCATAGGCGACACGCCCCCCACGCAGGTGTACCAGCCAATTGGTTAGTGTGTGGCTGGCGCATACCTCTTCGAGTAACGGTGCTCGATATAAGGGAAGGTTGTGATCAATGCGGGCAGGGCTAGACCAAGCGTCAAGCATGTTTTTGCTCACCTCATCGCCAGATAATCGAGACATGCGAGCGGCGATCTCGTAACGATCTAACTCAGAATGCTTGAGGATCTCGCTGACCAGCTCACTGACGGCGACGGCATAATTGCCGTGACCAGGTATCGACAGGACGGGCTGAGGAACGGCGAAAATGTCTAACGTTCGGTCATCTTTGACTTTGCGCATGTTTATCCCTCTGTGCCGTTTTTACGGTGCCGAAGGTCATAAGCTGGGTTATGCTCATGGCTACAAGTTGCGTTCTTCTCGGCACGTTGTGACCTGATCCGATATGGGGTGCCGTTAAGGTTCCATCGGTCGGGCCACAAGTCGATTGGCTCAAGACCAAGCGCCTTGGCTATAGCTCTTTCCATTCGCGGGTATGCGGTACGTTTCGCATTTTTTACGGCGGTGTCTGAGACTTTTAGCTCGCGCGCCAACTTAGCCAGCGACGTGCCTTTAGCGCGTAACTGGTACTTGATCCATTCCCAACGTAGGGTTGGGTTCAGAGGGATTTCGGTTTTGTTCATGCCATACGTCCATTTTTAACCACCGGACAGGGTGGTTTTTTTGGGGTGTCTAACGTCACTTACGGCATAAACATAGCCGGTTAGTTCCTTGAGGTAAAGCGAAAAACGGCATTTCGCTAAGCCGGAAGCGGCAATTTTATAAGCGGTGTAGCTATGTCATTGGTTTTAAAGGGTTTAAATCGAATGCGAAATTTCGTTTTCGTTTGTTATGAGATTTCGCATTCGCTCTGGGAGAAAGCGAAATGAGCGAAGATCTGGCAGCACGTATAAGAGAATGCGCTGACATAGCCGGAAGCGGCGACGAGCTTTCGCGCTTAACGGCTATCCCTCGGCGCACTCTGGAGTATTACTTGACCGGACAGCGGGAGCCCAAAGTGGCGCGCTGCGTTGAGATAGCTAAGGCGGT